TGTCTATCTTTAAAAGACAAAAAGAAAACAAAGAACCACTTTCAATTGTAGAACCTGGATATCAAACAAGAGACTTTGTTCATGTATCTGATGTGGTGTATGCCAATGTTCTTGCCTCTCAAAGAGAACTTGAAACATATGGTGAAGTATTCAACATTGGAACTGGCGAGGGAACTGAAATTCAAACTATTGCTGATTTGATCTCTGATTATCAAATCACAATTCCTGCTAGACAAGGTGAGGTTATTCATTCCAGAGCAAACATTGATAAGGTTAATAAGACTCTTGGATGGAAGTGGAGTATTAAAGTTGTTGATTGGATTAAGAAAAATTTAAAATGAAAAAAATCACTATTAACCTTTCATTTTACAATCAAAGTGATATTTTGATTGAACAAGTTAATTCTTGGAAAGCCTGGAGAAAAGAAGTAAGAGATCAATATTCTTTCTGTATTATTGATGATGGAAGTAAAATTCCTGCTACAGAAGTTCTCAAGGATGAAGATCTTTCTGAACTTGACCTTTCTATCTTGAGGGTTAAGGAAGATCTTAAATGGAATATTGCAGGTGTCAGGAACCTCTCAGCACAGGAGTGTGCCACTGAATGGATGATGATCCTAGACATGGATTGTTTTGTCCCTCAGGAGACTGCAGAAGGTATGCTGCAACTTGCAAATCTTGGTGGACCAAATGCCTATAAGTTCACACGCAGAACCAAAAATCCAAATCACCCAAAGTATGGTGATCCTCACCCTGCTATCTGCATTATACGTAAAGAGGACTATTGGAACATTGGTGGGTGTGAAGAGGACCTTGTGGGACAATATGGATATACTGATCCATCATTCTGGTGGAGATCACAGGGTAAAATTAATATCATGATTACTCAACTCCCTCTTGATTATATTGATGAGGCAGAGGTGATTGATGATCAAAAGTTTAATCATCCAAATAGAAATCTCTTTGAAGAAAGAAAGAGAACTGGTAAATGGTCAACTGACTTTGTGAGGTTTAAATGGGAGAAAGCCTACTGATGGATAAAAACAAAGCAGCATATAAACTTCAGGACATGGGACCAGTCTATGTCATCAATCTTGATGGGCAACCAGAAAGATGGAAGTATATGGAGGACCAATTAAAGTATTGGGAAGTGACTGACTATGAAAGAATCTCTGCTTTTGATGGTAGAGATGATGATTTAGGTCATATTTTAAAAGGAAGGTATCCTGGTTTTATGACTCCTGGTGAGATTGGTTGTACTACCTCTCATCTTAAAGCTATTAAAAAGTTTTATGAGGAGACTGATAAACCATATGCAATCATGATGGAAGATGATTGTGATATTAGTATTGCAAAGTATTGGACATTTACATGGAAAGATGTTATTGCTAAACTTCCTTATGATTGGGATGTAGTTCAAATTGCCATCATTTGCACTGGAGATATTTTCACCAAGATTCACAAGAGATTTGTAAATGAGTTCTCTACTGCATGTTATATCATTACCAGACATCATGCGAAGAAACTTATAGATTTACACTGTAGAGGTGATAAGTTTAAACTAGATAATGGCGTCAGACCAAGACCAGTAGCAGATGACCTTATCTATAACTCAGGCAACACCTATGCTGTTCCTCTTCTTCTTTATCGCATTGAACTGGGGTCCAGTATCCACCCTGAACATATTGACGCATTTCACAAAGGGAACTATGATGCTCAAATGAACTGGTGGTCCCAAGCAGGGGCACAGCAGTCCATAAATGATATGATGGACTTTGATCCATATCTTGGGAGAATTGCTCCATCACAGTCACAGGGAGATAACCCTACCTAGTTGACAAAAGTTAATTTGTCTGCTAGTATAAATACTTAACCTTTTGCTTTTCAGTATTTCTGAAACAAAAGGTAACAAACAGAACCTTGTCGAGGTTCTTTTCATCTGTGGGTAACCATTCCACAAGTAAAAATAGAGGTAAAAATGATTAAATCCGCACTCGCAGCTACTGCTGCTCTGTCCATGTCCGCAGGTGCTGCTGTTGCAGGACCATATGTAAATGTAGAAACAAATGCTGGTTGGGTTGGTAATGATTATTCTGGTGCCACAACTGACATTCATGTAGGCTATGAAGGTGCTCTGGGTGAAGATGGTGCTTCCTACTATGTCCAGGCTGGCCCTGCCATTGTTGCTGTTGATGGTGAAGACACTGACGTAGAATTCTCTGGTAAGGCTGGAATTGGATTCGCTGTTTCTGATGACCTATCTGCATATGGTGAGGTTTCCTTCCTCACTGCTGATTCTGATGATGACTTTGGTTTTGGTGGTAAGCTCGGAGTTAAGTACAACTTCTGATATCTAATATCTTAATATCCTAACCTCCTCTTTATGGGGAGGTTTTTTTATGATTAAATTTGGTTTAAGCATGTTAAAATAGTGAGGTCATTCTAAGTTTGATGAAAAAAGCATTCCTTGCTGCTCTTATAGCAGTTCCTTTCCTTGCTTCTTGTGGAGCATCAGATTCAAGTAAGACTTTTAAATTGAATGGTGCAGGAGCTACATTCCCTGCTTCACTGTATAACTATTGGTTAATGTCATTTTCCAGGGAAACTGGAAACCGAGTCAACTATCAAGCAGTTGGTAGTGGTGCTGGTGTACGTCAGTTCAATGCTAATACTATTGACTTTGGTGCCTCTGATGGTGCTGTAAAGGACAAAGACCTTCCTCCCTCTGGTATGGTTCAAATCCCCATGACTGGTGGTGCTATTGTCCCTGCATACTTCAACCCAGAGTGTGAAGAAGTAAAGATGACTCAGACACAACTTGCTGATGTCTATCTTGGTAAGATTACCAACTGGAAAGAGTTTGGTTGTCCTGATCGTGATATCCTTGTGGTCTATCGTTCAGATGGTTCAGGTACTACCAAAGGATTTACTAATTCATTGTCTGCATTCTCCTCTGAATGGAAGAAGAATGTGGGCACAGGTAAGGCAGTTAGTTGGCCTGTTGGTGTTGGTGCAAAAGGAAACTCTGGTGTAGCAGCACAGGTACAAGGTCAGTTTGGTGCTCTTGGATATGTTAATTATGGATATGTGAAGAATGATAAGAGTGGTAAGCTAAAACAAGTCTCCCTACAAAACAAAGCAGGTAACTTTGTTACAGCAAATGCAGAGACCTCTTCTGCTGGTCTTTCTAAGATTGTCTTGGATGATAAACTGAGAGGAGCAGATCCCAATCCAGAAGGTGCTAACTCCTATCCTATTGTTTCATTGACTTGGATCCTTGCTTATCCTGAATCCAAAACTGGAGTAAAGGAAACTCTTCGTTATATGTTGAGTGAAGAGTCTCAGGCAAAGTCTGATGCTCTTGGTTTTGTTCCTCTACCAGAAGACCTACGTCAAAAGTCCCTCAAAGCAATAGAAACAATCAATGAAGAAGAAAGTTAAGAAGATGCTGGAATGGTTCTATGATGACTCTGACAGGGGTCAACAGAACATTTCAGAGGTGCAAGACATCTATACTCTGGTTGAGAAGCTTCAATACAGGATAGAAGCATTAGAGAATGAACACATGCTTGTTCTCAAAGAGTTAGGAAAGATACAATCTCAGACTGATGAGGCTTGACAGCCTCATTTTTTTTATATATAATATGTAAAGATTTATAACACATTGTAAAATGACTGTTACAACCAATGAGTTTGGTCAACAAAATATGTTCGCCAAAGAACCTCAAATGTATGTGTCAAAAACAGATGCTGAGCGTTATGGATACGAGACCTATGCTGAGAAGGCAGAGAAGTTGAATGGACGCACTGCTATGCTTGGATTTGTTGCTGCTCTTGTCAGCTATACTTTTAGTGGTAGTGTATTTTTCTTTGGTGCCTTTGGGTTCTGATGACTGAAATTCTCTGGACCACAACCACAATTGCATTCCTAGTTCTGCTAGGATACTCTGTACAACAACTCTCTGAGACCTACTAATGCCTGACTTAATTGAACTTCTAACTTACTATGTGATTGTGCTGCTCCTCTTTGTGGGAGCACCAGGAGTTTTCTTTTTTATTGTATTCATGCCTGCCCTTCAGAATACTAAGGGACGCATGGTAGGTTACAGTGATCACAAGACCTATGGAGACTCCTCCATCTACGAAAATACACCCAGTGATCAGCTCAACTACACCTTACAAATTGGCGGAAATAATCCGTGACACTTACCCAAACTTATTTTATTTAAAGGAGATAAAACCATGTTCAAAGAAAAAGCAGAAAGACTCAATGGATGGGCAGCAATGATTGGTGTCATTGCAGCAATGGGCAGTTATGCTGCCACAGGTCAACTTATCCCTGGAGTATGGTGAACGATATGTTACTCATAGCCACATCACTGGTAGGAGGGTTTATATTTGCTGCCCTATTGACAGATGATGTTGATGATGATGACAATGGACCTGACTCAGGTTTGATGCAACCAGTATATCAAGGACAGGGGACCTAAAAAGTCCCTTTTTTTCTAAATATTTTTAGCTGCTTGCTGTAAATGTCAGACCAAATGAAAGAAGAAACCAAGAAAGGTCCTCTTGGAAAACTCAAAGATAAGATTGAGGATTCTGAGGAACAACTTGCTATTCTTTCTACCTTTGTTAGATTAGGAATTTTAGTATGGTCTGGTGGTATTTTGACTCTTGCATATATTAAATTGCCACCTGCTCTGGGTATTCCAGAGCAGAAGCTCGATCCAACTTTTATCGCCAGTGTCTTTACCGGAGTTTTAGCTACGTTTGGGGTTCAGACAGCAAAGAAAAATGGTGAAAAGGCAAATGGTGGTGGAGGTGGTATCACTAAAGAACAGATGGAGAGACTGATTGAAAAGGCAGCACAAACTGCCCCTACTCAAACCATCAGAATTGAGCAGGCACCAGTCAAAGTTGTAACAGATTCAGATCAACCACCTTACAAAATGTAAGGTTAGCAGGTCATAACATAATTAATTTTTGTATGTATATTATACCTACATATCTTTAGATGGTGTAGAATTAAAGTAAGTGTCAGAGTATAATGTCTCATAGATTTGAGGAGATAAAACCAGTACATCATCCAACTAAGGATGAAGTGCAGGAGATGATTGATGCTGCTATAAAACAGCACAATCACACTGCTTCAATTATCAGTGCAATCTTGGGTACTATTGTCCTTGCTTTATTCCTTGATGGTCTATTAAGACTTCTTGGTATTGTTCCACCATTTATGGGCATTGATATTAGTATTATCAAAGGAATAGTGGAGAAGATTAAATGAAGGTTGGAATTATAGGACTTGGCAGAATGGGTCTAGGCATGTCTCGTCGTATGATGAGAGATGGTATTGAAGTCTGGGGTTACAGAAGAAATTATGAGAAAGCCCAAGAAGCATATGAAAATGGTTATGTAGATGGTGTAACAATAGACATTAAGACTCTTGTTCAAACTGTCAGGAGTCATGGTCCTGGTATCTTCATGATGGTTGTACCAGCAGAAACAGTGGAGGATACTCTCAATGAGCTTTTACTTGATTGTTGTGAGGGTGATATTATTATTGATCATGGCAATAGCAACTTTAAAGATTCTCGCAGGAGAGCAGAAAGGTTGGAAAAATTGGGCATCCAATACATTGACTGTGGTACTAGTGGTGGTGTTTATGGTCTTGAGCGTGGATATTGTCTTATGGTTGGGGGTTCAAATACTGCAGTATCCATTGCAAGTCCAATCTTTAGAGCACTCGCACCAGGTATTGCCTCTGCTCCCCGCACAGACCCTCACACAAGAGCCACTAGTGCTGAGTATGGTTGGTTGCATTGTGGACCACCAGGTGCAGGTCACTTTGTAAAGATGGTTCATAATGGTGTAGAGTATGGAATCATGCAAGCATATGCAGAAGGATTTAATATCCTACATGAAGCTGATGCTGGGTCAGTTTACATCAAAGAGGGCGATGCTGAGGTTGCTCCTATGGAGAATCCAGCAGACTATCAATATGATATTGATGTTGCTGAGGTGGCTGAGTTATGGCGTCGTGGCAGTGTGGTTGGTTCTTGGTTGCTTGACCTTACCGCTAATGTATTACGCGGCGATAGAGAGCTTAGCAATTACGGTGGGAGAGTATCAGACAGTGGTGAGGGTCGTTGGACTGTCAACGCTGCTGTGGATCTTGGTGTACCCGCTCCTGTTATTACTACAGCACTCTTTGAAAGATTCAACTCAAGAAGACTTGGAGAGTTTGGAAACAGAATCCTCAATGGAATGAGATACATGTTTGGAGGGCATCATGTTCGCTAATGTTTTATTCTGGATCTCAATACCCTTTGTACTATCCACAATATATTTCGGGTTACGAAAGGGTGAGAATGTCTATTACGAATCAGATAAGTATAATGGAAATGGAACAGCCCACTAAAACCCTGGTCATCTTTGGGGCAACTGGTGACCTGTGTAGAAGAAAACTTATTCCTGCCCTTAACAATCTTTATAAGAAAAATCTGCTGCCTGAAAGTTATAAGATTATTGGTGCAGCACGAAGAGAACACACAAGACAATCATGGTTAGAAAGTCTTGATGCTTATTATGAAGCAGGTCTATCACTCAAGATGGACTATCATCAATGTGATCTAGCAAATGTTGATTCTCTTAGATCAATACCTGTAACAGATGATATGACATTCTTTCTGTCTGTTCCTCCAGACAGATATGTAGATGCCATTGTAAACCTTAAAGCAGCAGGACTTTTAAATGATCCAGAAAGGACCAGGGTGGTTATTGAAAAACCTTTTGGGGCAGATATTCAATCTGCTAATCATTTACAGTCAGTGGTGGCTGGATGTTTACGCGAGAAACAAGTATATCGCATTGATCATTATCTTGGCAAAGATAGTGTTAATAATATACTTGCTACTAGGTTTAGTAATACTCTTCTGGAACCCCTTTGGAATAGGAATTTTATAGAAGAAGTTCAAATCTTTGCAACTGAAACCATTGGTTGTGAGGGAAGGTCTCAATATTATGATACTGCTGGTGCTGTAAGAGACATGCTACAGAATCATATGCTTCAGATTCTGTCATTGATTGCTATGGAAGCACCTTGTAGAAATGATGCTACAGAGATAAGAAGAGAAAAGGTTAAAGTTCTTGCTGCCACTTCACTAGGGGAGGACCTCATCTGTGGACAATATGAAAGTTATCGTAGTGAAGAGGGTGTTGATCCTCTCAGTAGTACTCCTACCTATGTCGCTGGTTCTTTTCATGTCAATAACTGGCGTTGGAAGGGAGTACCTTTTTACTTTATGACAGGTAAGAAGATGCCTTATGCTTGCACTGAGATAGTCATCAAACTGAAGGAACCACCATTGAATCTATTCACTGGTCATGAATTTAATGACAGAATTGTGATTAGACTTCAACCAAATCCACACCTTGATATTAGAATTGATATGAAGGCACCAGGACTTGATGATGCTGTGGAAACAGCAACATTAACACATCCATATCCACCTGGCGCTGTAGATGGTTATGAAAAACTTTTCTTTGATGCCATGAATGGTGATCAATCACACTTCGTTCATGCTGAAGAAGTGTTAGAATCTTGGAGGATTGTTGATGATTTGTTATGTGTTGGTGAACATTGCCCCATCCGCACTACTCCCTATGTCTATATGCCTGGATCATGGGGACCACATCATAAAACAGAAAGAATCACTCACTGGGATTATCCTGCATGAATCCAGACGAAAAGAGAGAGTTTCACAAATCTCTCAGAGAAAGAATCAAACAACTTAGAATGGATCATTTATTTGAGGAACCTTGTCCTCTATATGAACCTGAATGGGAAGAAGATTATTTTTGGGATTGCAGACTAACCTACGACCATGAGGAAGAAGATGCATAAAGTATCACACTTTGCAGCATATGTTCTCAACAATCCAGTTTCACTTAGTTTCCTTTGTCTAGCATTAATATTTGTACCTGTCCTTGGTATGTGGGCAGTTCATAAATATGGCTGGGAGCACTGGGAACCATTTGCTAAGAAACACAAATGAAACCTATCATTTTAATAGCATGTTTTCTCCCTATTGGAATTATTTGGATTGTGATGAAATTAAGTCTTTGGATTTCAGCAATCAATGATGAGCAAAGATATGTCAGATCAGAATCCAGAAAACCACACGGACCATATGTGGCAAATGCATATGAAGATGTTGACTCAGAGGAAGAAGAGTATGGAGATCGCACAGACTATAGATGATGCTCTCCACCAATACTATGTGGTTGAACGAGGAGAGGATGTACCCAACTGGAGGTATATCAAGGATGCTCAGTGGTGGATTGATTATCTTAAATCATTAGGGATAGACCCTAGAAACCCATGAGAACCACTATATATGAGTATCTACTAGCATTCTGTATAGGTTTTGCAACTTGTTTTGTTGTATCTGTAAGAGAGATAGATAAATTTAAAGGTTGTCCTACTCCAGAGTATTTCAGAAATGAAACACCTTGAATTATTTGGCACTATACTACTATTTGTTTTTGGTGTGACTATGATATATCAAGGTCATTTAATTTTTCACGGAAAGAAAGGATACAGGCACTGTGAAAGAGAGAAAAAGAAATCAGAAGATACAAGAAGAGTTATAGAAAGTTTATTAAAAGATAAATGAATTTATTTTTAAGACCCCTTGAAGATGTAAATGATGTCACCTGGAGTATTGTATGGTGTCTTGTAATACTTCTTGCAGGTGTTACTTACTATATTGTCTATATATTGCGTATGGCTTTTGATGAGTTGAATCATGACCACAATCAATCAGAAGGACGCGGACCAAGATCAACTGATAGCACTGCTGACACACAGGATTGAAGATGCTGAAAAAATGGCAGAAGAACTTCGTAATCGTGTTCGTAAACTAGAAAGATGGGTTTGGGGTGCTGGTGCTGTTATTACTGCTGCCATTACATTAGTAGGTTTTATTGCTGCAGTAGATGCAAAGGAGGTAGAGAATGGGAGCTATGGTTCCACCCAGCAGGAAGAGTTGTTACAATTTTAGAGTAATTAAAATCAACAGAGTAGTTGATGGAGATACAATAGATGTAACAATTGATCTGGGTTTTGATTTATTCAAAAAAGAAAGAGTCAGAGTTGCTGGTGTTGACACACCTGAGAAACGCACAAGAGATCTTGAAGAAAAGGAGTTAGGAATTGACGCTACAAATTGGATTAAAAAACATCTTGAGGAAGCAATTAGTGGGAAGGAAGATCTTGTTATCAGAACTGAGCTTGTTGGTGGGATGGGCAAATATGGTAGACTCCTTGGGTGGTTATACATCGCAGATTCCGAGTTATCGCTCAATGAAATGATGATTGAGGAAGGATATGCTTGGGCATATGATGGGGGAACCAAGCAAAAGAACTTTGAAGAACTTAGAGAAATTAGAAGATCAAAAGGAACATTAGTATAGGAGAACTAAATGAAATTTTTATTTGCCTTTATTGCCACACTTTTTCTTGCAGCACCTGCATGGGCAGTAGATGTTCAGATGGGATCAGGTGGAAACTTGATTTTTGAACCATCAGAGGTTACAATTGATGCTGGTGATTCAATTCACTTTGTAAACAACATGCTTCCTCCACACAATGTTGTGGTAGAAGATCACCCTGAACTCTCTCATGAGGCACTTGCAATGATGCCTGGTGAGGAGTTTGATGTCACTTTCCCTGATTCAGGGGATTATACATATTGGTGTGGTCCTCACAAGGGGGCTGGTATGATAGGAACTGTACACGTAAACTAATGTCAACTTATTCAATTACACTTAAAACACCTGATGGTGAAAAGACCATTGATTGCCCTGATGATTCATACATTTTAGATGCTGCTGAAGAAGCAGGCATTGATATGAACTATTCTTGTCGTGCAGGTGCTTGTTCTTCCTGTGCTGGTAAAATTGTATCTGGAACTGTTGATCAGACTGATCAATCTTTCTTGGATGATGATCAAATTGAAGCAGGATTTGTTCTTACCTGTGTTGCTTACCCAACATCTGATTGTGTAATTGAGACAGAAAAAGAAGAGGAACTCTATTAATGCCTAACCCCAATGCTCTTTTTGAAGACATGAAGAAACTCAATGCTCTTTATGAAGAGCTTTGTTGGAATGTAGATGATGAACTTGTCTTCACTCATGATGGAACAGAAGTAATCATCTACAATAAAACAAAGGAAAAACAAAAGAAAAAATAAACCCTGCTATATACATTAAAAGTAGCAATGAAACCATGCAAAAAATTGTAAATGTAATTTCAATCTTTTCTGGTCTTGTATCTCTCACAATTGTGGGTGTCACAGGATATGTCTACTTAAATAGGGTTTCTCTGATAGAGAATGCAAAAGAAAATGTAACTAAAGCTGCTATAGCAGCAGTTGCAGATGCACTACCAGGTATTGTTGATTCAGCAATACCTGAAATTCCTTCGTCTACTGGTGGAATTAGCGGAATCACAGGTAAAGCAATCCCTTTTAGGTAGATGAACAAAGCAGTAAAGTATAGTCTAATAGGTGTACTTGGTATTTTTGGTGTAGCACACATTGGTTTATTGGGTTATGTTCTAAAAAAACCTGTAGATACAGTTGCCCCAGTGCCTACAATCAATATTCCAAAAGGTCCATATTCTTCTTACAAGATTAAAGCAGGTAAGGATGGATATGAAATTGAATATAAAGCAAATGATCCTGCTATTCTTGAGTCTCAGAAGTCACTGAGTCTTGACAAAGAAAGGAAAGGATTCTTTGGTCGTGGAGGCACTGAGGTCAGAAGAGAGTGGCGTAAAGATCAATTCACTGCAGAAGGCACTAGAAATATTGGAAGTGTTGGAGGTGACGGTGAGGGAAAGTTGACTGCAAAAGAAGAAGAGTGTTTAGTGGCGGACGCTGGCGCAAGGTCACAAGGTGCAATGGCAGGAACTAGTCTTGCTGCTGGTTTAGCAGTTCCTGCAGCTGCAAGTGTTCCTTATGTTGGATGGTTAGCAGGTGGTTGGGCTTTACTCTTAGGACAGAGCATTGGAGAGGCATCAGGGTCCATTGTTAATTCTATGATCAGTGATTGTTAATGCCAATCCCTGATATTAGAATAAACAATCTTAAGATTGGTGATGTTGAAATACATGAAATGCCCAGGTGGTTAACAACAGATCCTCCTGTGGCACTGCCAATCTATCCACCAGTTACACAAGAATTAGGGACACCTATTGTAAACATCCCTGGTTGTGTTACTGCTCATAAAGATAGTAGTGAGAATACAAATTTAAAGGAAGAAGATGATAAAGGAGTAGTGACCTTATGTGATGCAGGAACACCTAGTTTCAATGCACTTGATTATGATGCCAATAGAATTAAATTAGAACAAGAACCACCTCCACCTCCTGCATACAAACCACCACCAAAACCTGAACCACCACAAACAAAAACTCCAGAAGTTCCTAAGACACCAGAGATATCTATGCCTGAGTGTCCAACTAGAGAACAACAATTAAAAAACCCCATAGGAAAGATCCTAGAGGGTAATCAGAAGATTGTTAATTATGAAATGGTAGGTAAGGAATGTCTACCTGTGATGGAAAAGTTATCAATACCTGATCAAATTGTTCAGAATATACCATCAGCAGGTATGGTAACTACCACTGCATCTATCGCTGTTGTGGCAACGTCCTCGGCACTGCTTGCAAAACCTCTTGCTGATCTTTTGTTAAAAGTGGTGAAACCTGTGGTAAAGAAGGTGATGAAGAAGATTGCTGTCTTAAGGGGTAAGAAGATCCCGCCACAGTCCTCCGCTGAGAGGATTGCTGAGCAGAGGCAGAGGAATCAAGCTGTGAAGGCACTGCGCTCTGTTCGCCCATTGAAGAAATAGAGGGAATAGAGTGTGTATGATTTTGAATCTGAGTTACATTCTGAACTACAACATCAGCACATATTTTTCTATAAGGACTCCTGGGGTGAAAACTAATTCCAGCTTTCATTAATTCACCACAATTTTTAAGTCTTGCAAGTTCAAAATCTAATCTTTTGTTAGCAAGTACTTGACCTTGTAGTGCAATCTGTGTTTCTGCTGCTTGCTTACAACGTGCTTGTAATCCACCATCAAGGGGTATGGAGAGTGTTGCAGAGAGACCAATACTGGTGCTGTAGTTTCTGGTCATGCCAGTTCTTACTGGTTTCTGCCAGAGTTGACTTCCTGGGTTATCAGGAACACCATCACCCTGCATCTCCATGATTGTGATGGTCATATCTTGACCATCTTCATATGCTCTTACTGTTTCACCATCTGCATTAACATAAGTCCTATTGTCATACCAAGATTCCCAAGGCCAGTTCTTGACATTCTTTTGAACTTCTACCAATCTGCCTTCAAAATCCCTAGCATCATATTGAGGTTCCATGTAATAGGTTTCAAAGGGATCCTTATCACTCCTTGCATGAGTAATGTATGGAGTGAAGTTAGCAGTAGGACCCTGACAACTAATCCCTCCTCCATAAGTATTAGTGATATATGGACCTTGCAAAACTTGGATGGCTTGGTTAGTCACTGAGCCTGAACTATTTGCAATAGGATTTGCTGTTGCAGACACACCACCAACATCAGCAGCATTAACAGGTGAAGCAATAGCAAGTGCTGCTATTGCGTGAAGATACTTGTAGTATCTGTTACGCTTGTTACCTCTGTTGTTCTTTGAATCACAGTCTGATTTGTAATCCCTGGACCCTGATATGTGGTTGTGAACTGAAATGCTGCTCCAGGGTTTGTAATCGTGAAGTTTGAGTTGCTGAAGTCCAATCCAACTGCTGAACTTGTTACTTGACCCTCTATTCCACCCAAAGGAGTCACTGTCACATTGCTGGTTGTTGTTGGTGGCAGAAGTGCTGCCCCATTGTTGGAAACATTTGTTCCAGATACTGTGTATTGCCATCCTGTTGCATAGTCTATGGAGTTAATCGTTTCAGTCTGTTTAGATGTGGTTTCTGTGTGGCTGGTCATGGAGCCTTGAGTGAAGTTTGGTACAACAGGAACAGATTTTGCAGGTTGTACCAAACCATGAATGACTCCAAGAACCAATCCCAAA